ATCTAAAATTCTTACGAACCCAATCAGGATATGTCTCGTCTACCTCATAGTATTTTAGCGGGAACCTATCAAATGGATCCATGCCCTCGTTTATTCTGCGAAATATCTCTTTATCATCTTTAAATTCTTCTAGATTGTATTCGGTGTGAGCAAAAGATTCTATCTTATTTTTTATGTTTTCAATGTCTGTGAAAAAAGAGAAATGCCATCCAGCATCGGGTATTGTATACCAGGTTCCAGCTCTCAACTCTTGGCAAGATTGAGCCTCTACATCTTTAAATCTAGCAGCAATTGGTCTAGCTCCCTGATTGCAGTGTTCCGGAACTTGCCAGTTATAATTCCAAAAATATTGTTTAACATCTAATCTAGCCGGGGTTTCAACTAGCTTTAATTGATTAATAATATTTGAGCTGATTATTTCATCCGCGTCAGAAATGATTACAATATCATCTGCTTCGGCTTTATCTAGGCCAAAGCGAATAGCGTTGCGTTGGTAATGTTCTCTTTCCCAAGGCGATTTAACCATGGATAAATCTGGAGAATTAAAATGTATTCTAATTTTAATTATTTTATCTTCCCATTTTTTAGCCCAATCAGGAAGTTGGTCAAGATGAAATGGTTTTTCTTTTCCAGTAAATGTTTCGGAAGCTTCGACTATAACAAAGTGGTCAACAATATCACCTAGTTCTTCAAACCTTACGCGAAGCAGGTCTTCTTCGTTAAAATATGTAAAGCAATCAAAAATTTTCATATACGTAAACACTTTCATTTTTAAACATTGAATATCTTTTAATTTCTTTTTCAATCTGTGTGTCTGGCATTAGCTTTGTTCCGAGATGCGAAGCCCAAGTCCCAGGATTCACTACGAAAGCAAAACCTCCTGGTTTTAAAACTCTTTTGATTTCTTCAGCTACCTGTTGATAATCATTATTGAATACTTCTGGATCATAACCAATAGAGATGAACAGATCAAGACAGCCATCAGAAAAAAACATTTGATTTAAGCCAGCTGGCCAATAGTAGTTATTCTCATTGTCTTCTAATGGTGGTTGGAATGAACTCCATAATCTTAATGCGCCAATTCCATGCTCATTAGTATATAGAGTGTCTGATAAACCAGTGTCTCCTTGATAGCAAACGGTAAAAGAATTATTTTTAAATACATCCCTTATTATGTGTGCTACATGATTCCAATTCATTTATTTGACAGGCTTAACAGCGTCTACTTTAAGCCAACCCCATTCGTCTCCACGTTTGACATCTAATACTTCAAAACCCATTCTTTCAAAGTCGTCTTGTAGCATTCTGTGTGTTAAGCCCACGAAATGAAAATCAAAAGGATTTAGTTGCTCTGCAAAAAAGATCTGTTGCATTCTTCTATCGCCGTCAAGAGAATCCATTTCAAGTATTTGGTTACACGCCAATAAAAAGTCTGGAACTTCAATTCTAATCATTCCACCAGGCTTAACTATTCTGCACCATTCAGCCAAAACAGCTTGGTATTCTTTCCAGGGGAAATGCTCAAGACACTCTGAGTTATAAACTATATCTGCAAAATTATCTGGAAGATTGATCTTGCGAGCGTCACAGACTACATCGACTGGAACATAGGTTTTATTAGCGTGATCATACAGTGGCGTTGGATCTATATCAATATGAATCCAGTCTGGACCAAGATATGTTCTAGTGCCAATTACGACTTTTGTGCCTGCACCCTTAGGTATTGTCTCTAGTCTCATTTAAATTATTCTTCCTTTATAAAAATCTTTGTATCTTGGAACTTTTATTAGATCATACTCTCTGCCTTCTAAGACTACAACCTCTGGATTAGCGTTTAAGTCAGGCATTCTTATCTTCCAGTATTCTTCAAGATAGAGTGCATTGCACGGCCAGTCTTCAAATCTTAAAACATTAGTGCTATGGTAATTCATCCCTTTGCCGCAGAAGTACGGTACCCACTTGTTCATCCATTCGACAACGCCACGGCCTATTCTGGCATGAGCCTCAGGGTCTGTTGTTTGCTTGGCGAGGTGATGGACTGCCACCTCTTTAGCTACGCCCATTTTCCAGCCGGCAAGACGCATTCTAGTTTGGTAGTCAACTTCATTTTGGTGACCGATCTCTTGGTCAAAATACCCTACGTCAGCCATAGCTAATTTTTTTAACATCCAGAAGCAACCAGTGCCCCACAGGCACTCTGTGTATTTATCTCTTTTTATTTCATAAGAGTTATACCCGCCACTAAAAACCATCCCTAATTCTAGATTTCTAGCAAGATATCCCCACATGATTTCATCCCAGCCCTTGGTGTGAACGGTGGCATCGTTGTCCGAATAGGCAACATATTCTGTTTCTGCCCATTCTAATATTTTATTAACCGCACCGGAATACTTTATGTTTACATCTAAATGCATCGGAATAATTCTAGAATCTTTTGCAGCGTAGTATCCTAACAGCTGTCTAACTCTAGGATCCTCTGATGCGTTATTGACCAGGAGAAGTCTCCACTCTGTTGTAGAATTTAGAATAATATTTTCTACTGCTGCTTGAATTCCTTCAGGGTTGTTATAGCATGATATGCCAATATCTAGTCTCATTTTTTAATCCACCATGAATTGTTTTCGTGTCTAACAAAACCCAATTCTACCAGCAATGGATTCCAATCCCACTCAAATCTGTTATTGACAGAAAGATGCATTGGTATAGAATTACCGTGTTCTGCGTCACCTATACCAAAAGCATTGAGGGGGATAAAAACTCCATCTTTTTTCAAAGTGTCGTAAACGGCTTTTGCCCATTCTTCGACATTTACAACGTGCTCAAAGAAATCTAGTGCAACTACCGCATCAAACGCTCTATCGCCAAGTTTAGGTTCGAAGCTACTAGTGAATAATGTATTGATAACAAGCTTTTCTTCCAGACTAAATCTATACTGCGCAAAGTTGGCTGTTTTGCCACCTTCCAAATCGTGATAAGTTGCCTCTAAGCCTTCTTCGGCCAATCTTATGCTTAAAGAACCAATACCGTCACCCAACGCAAGAACTTTGTTTTTATTTGAATTTCTTAAACCAAGAGCTATGCCTTCGCACATACCAGAATAGTTAAAACCTTGATCTAGATGATAAGCTGATAATTCCCAAATATACGTATCTGTATTTCTATACCAATTTAGAAGAGACTCAGAATTGTTGACATCTGTTCTTCCATCATTAAAGTCATTTGCTACCTCATGATGGTTATAATGAAATCCTTTTTCTAATCTTTGTTTAGCGTATCCTTCAGGTACTTTTAGAAATTCTGATATTTCTTTTGCGCGCTTATCTACACTCATTTACTCTCCATCATTGATCAGACACAATTTAATTGTATCATCTTTTATTTTAATTTTTCTATATAGGGTAAAATTGGGAAAAAAATTTTAAGGTCAAATTGGTTTTTGACTTTTTTCTAATAGCCGGAAAAAGTAGTTGTAATAATTCTACCATCTCTTTGATCAATTGGTGGTAATTCTTTTCTTACTAAAACTCTTTGTACCCACCTATCAGTCCCATCATATCTTGCCTGAAAAGGTTTTCTGCCATGAATTGTTTTTCTATTATCTATGACTAATAGGTCACCTGTTTTTAGAACTATTTCTTTTATGCTTTTTTGGATTGCAAGTTCAAGTTCCTCAAGAACCAATCTAGCCAGATAGTCATTCGGCTTCATGACAGTCGCATCGTAAGTAAAGGTTAACATTCCATCAGCTTCTCCAATTATAGAAGTAGGTATCTGCTGGTCTTCTTCCCCATTTGTCCTAAAGCTAAGATCTATTCCTGTTGTAAACATTTTTGACTTCAGTATGTTTTTAGTTTCTGGGCTAATATGTTTGAGTATGTCAGATAAATTGGCATATGTGGTTACTGCCTGAGGATCCCCCCTAAGGCAAAACAAAACTACGTAATCTGGTTTGTAAGGATGAAATGCGGTTTCTGTATGAAGAGCTAATTCAGTTTTAGATGAAGTAGATATCTGCTGATACTCAGTTTTATGAACTGGAACTATGTTCTGTATTATCTGACCGTTTTGTTCCTGAATATAGCCAATCGGATAACCATATTTTTCAGCGTGACTAAGAAGAACTAGCGTACTTTCTTTGGAACTAGCGTGCTGGGGCGAACTGACGATTGGTGTAGCTGGAGTTGGAGGCACATATCCAACATCTAAATTCTCGTAAAGAAAAATTCCCATAAAATATTTTTAAGACGACAAAACCTTTAGTATTAAAAAGAATACTTTGCTTAGATTGTCAGGAGCAATACTAAAAACATGTTCTTTTTCAAGGGTTTTAATTGTAACACAATGTACGTCTACTAAATCTCCATTTGAAGTTATAGAAGCTGTAGGTTTAGATATGGAAATATCAGTGATGGTTGGCATAAAGCCATCGAACATACCATTATTTTCCATGCTACATTATAGCACAAATTACTTTTTTTTCTTCGCTGCTCTCATATTGTCTATCAAGTTTGGATAGGGGCGACCAGCAGCTTTTGCAGACGCTTTAGCTGAAGCCTTGGCCTTAGACGAAAGCTTCTTTGGCTTCTTACTTGGACTCGGGCTGTCCCAAACGGCTACTTTTTTTGCAGCCATTACGATATCTTTAATATGAGATATATTTGGACTGCGTGAAGAGCGAAGTAAACACAGTTTAATCCCCAGCCCTTAAAAGAATTTTTGTTTATATGCCAGTGCATGTCGTGAGGGTTGTGGCCTTGACCCATATTAGCTCCAGAAGAAGCATTATTACATGAATCCCCGTTGTCAACGTGATGATTTATATTTGTGCAGTTCATAATTATTTTTTCCTGTTAATCTTTCTAAGTGTTTTAGCAAGGTTTGCTTGTTTTACCGTTAAGGGACTATATTTATCTGGATTCTTGGTAACAGCTGATGCCATCCCAGCCACAGATTTGCCGGCTTTTTTAGCTTTTGCGGTAAAAGCTCCAGGCCTTTTGATCGCACCCTGTATCCATTTCTTATCTTTTTTTGCTGCCATTATTATTTCGCACTGCTTTAACTTTTTCTCCTGTTTTAAATTTTAGATTTTCTAAATTAAACTGGTTAGTAATATGATTATTAAGATGTGTGTCTATCTTAGCTTCTATATGCGATATATCATCATCTATATCTGCAATGTCTTCTTTTATAGAATCTAAGCGATCTTTGACAAAGCCGTGGTCACGAACATTCTCACGACGCCCCTTCTCTATGAGAAGCATCAAAACGCCAAACGCGCCAGTAACAGCGGAAGCCCATACGATTTCCATTAAAGACCAAGCAGTTCTTTGACCTTTGGTCCAGCAACTGAATCGGCAGGGAGTTTATTAGCTACCTTGAAAGCTTTAACTGCTGCGTCTGTCGCCGCGTCCTTCTGCCCATTGATTTCGCCCTTGTAAAATCCTTTTGCCTTAAGTGCTTCCTGGAGCTTTGTTACATCATCGCCACCGACTGCAGCGGGAGCAGCAGAACCTGCTGGCTTTTCCCAGTTGTTCTTTGCCATCCACTCAGCAACTGCTGGAGGAGGTGTATCACCATTTACATATCGGATATGCCATGGCTCTGAAGGAACAACCTCCCATGAGAAACCAAACTTCTTTACATTCGCAATCATCCAGTTAAGACGCTTTGGCTCTGATGCTGAATGAATATCAACAGCCAAGCCCAAATTATGCTGACTCTTACCAGGAGTAGCCAACATGGCCATACCCTTCTTTAGATACCAGGTCTTGCCTTCGAAAGACTTTGTACTCGTTCCAGCAACTGGCTCAAGCTGATATCTTTGCTTAAAACCAGCAAGCTGGCTCTCATAAGTCCTATATGTATCACCCGCTGAAGTAGGTTTTAGTTCCAAGCCATCAGCTTTTGCTGCTTCATCCATTGCATTGTAAGCAGCTGCTGCAAGCCAATGCATTTTGCCGCCAGCCTCAATAGGACGCAAAAGGTGTGCAGGCAACTTGCCTGGCTCAATGCCCTTAAGGTCTTTTGGCAACACTACTGGAACTATATAATCCCAAGCAAGTTTACTCATTTTAGTTCTCCTTAGTTTTTTTGCTAGCTTTTTTTGGGGCAGCTTTTTTAGCTGCCTTTTTAAACGGCTCTTGTTTTGCAGCAGGCGATACATTTTGTACGTACTTAGACATAGTAATAATAATCCTTGATTTATTTTATTTTTCTATTTTGAGTTTTTCTTAGGACGATTTTTTTTTCCGTCAAACATTGGGGTAGTCATACCATTTTGTATGAAGCCAGTAACCTTTTGCTTCTTGGAAGCAGCAGCTGTTGGGTCTCCTTTACTAGTCTTTTTTTTCATAGCCATTATATTATTTCTTCTTCTTCTTTTTATCTATAGCTGCCTGGATAAATGGTGGAAGCTTCTTTTGAGCGGCGGTCATGCCAGCTTTTGCTGCTGCTGGTGCTTTCTTTTTCATTGCCATTGTTTTCTCCTATTTTGATTAGTTGATTTATTTATTAACAATCCCATTTACGCAAAGACAAAGCTTTGCGAGTGGGACGACCTTTAGAATCCTTCATTGGCCCCGGCATACCGCCCATGCGAGCACAAAATGATTTGCGTCGAGCCGCTGCTTTAGGTGACTTCTTTGCCTGCTTGGATGACACTGGTGGCTTTAAGGTCCCACCTGTTTGTGCCTTGTATGAAGCACGGCCTTTAGCATTCAAGCCTCCAGCAGGGTTCTTGCCCTCTTTGCGTTGCCACGCAGCAGTCTTAGCCATTATTTTTTCCTTTTAGTTTTACTATTGTTTACTTTTGCAGACTTACGAGGCTTTGGGGCGCTCTTCAGTTCCACACCATGTAAAAAGTTATTTTGACCCATCCTGGGGCCAGCTATATAAATGCTTTTTTTCATAACCATAATTAAATTATTCCTTAAAAAGTTTTAACTAAATTTTCAATAGCTATATTTCTTGGCATTGTGTTAGAAATCAGTGTGGTTTTTTTAAACCATTTTAAAACGATATTATATCTAGTACCGCTTTTTACCTGATTTACAGCATGTAAGTACATAGAATTTGTTGGAAACGTAACAACTTCTCCAGCCTTAGGGCTTATCGTCAAATCGTATTCTGGGAATACAATCTCCCCACCTTCATAGTCATCATTCAAATAAACTAAAGAAGAATAATCAGATAAAAATCTAGGTATGTGCGTATGCCAATGAGGGTCTGAACCGTTTATTTCTAAGGCCAATTCAGAATTATTATACTCACTGTCAGAATGCATAGTTTGAAAATCTCCGATAGACCAAACCCTACCCCATATTTGGGGATCACAAACCAATCTTTGCCCATACTTATATTCAAGCCTATCTTTAACTTGATTAATTAAGTTAAATAAAACTGGTTTAAGATCATCAGAAATAAAAAAATATGGCACTGCTTTCACAGTAACAGGATCGCCGTTTGGATAATAATCACA